AAAAAGCGAGGACCTGACCCAGAGCCAAACGACTGGGGATATATCTGCGACCTCATCTGTAGTGAGTACGGTTGGACCTTAGATCAATTCATGTCGTTAACCCTTAGAGAGGTTAATATGTTTCTAAAGACTTCTATGAAAAGACGAAATAACGACAACGTGTTTGAAGCCAAGATACATGGTCTTGAGGTTAATGTTCCACTAGATGAAGACGAGATGGAACAGGAGCTTCCAGACGAACTAAGCCCTGCCGATCAACTAGCGGTTGACTCAGCAATGAGCCGTAAACAAGAAGAAGTTAAAAGAAGATATCAACAGGAGGTCTAGTGTCTGATTTAGTAATTAAAATCTCTGGTGATGTAAAGAACTTCGAAGACGCGCTTGAGAGGGCACAAAAAAGAACTGAAGATCTTGGTGACGGTCTAGAGAAGATTGCTAAGGTGTCTGCCGTCGCGTTTGCTGTCTTGACTGCCGAGATAGGGCTTTCCGTTCATGCGTATGGCGAAAGCGAAAAGGCATCAAATTTGCTTACTCAGTCTCTAATTGCTCAAGGCATATACTCTAAAACATTAGTTGAAAGTTATGAGAAACAGGCAAAGTCTATTTCTGATTTAACAGGTGTGTCTGATGAAGCCATCATGAGTGCTCAGACTACTATTCAAGGATTGATCGGGCAGAAGAAAGTAACCCAAGAGCTTACTCAAACAATTGTTGACTTGGCCGCTGCTAAGCAAATGGACATGAACTCAACGGCTGAATTAATTGGTAAGGCTATCAACGGTCAGACAATGGCTCTTAAAAAGCTTGGCATAGAAATAGAAGAGAATATGTCAAAGCAACAACGACAGGCCGCCATCATAGAACAAGTTACTTTAAAATATGGTGGCATGGCTGAGGCAGCAACAAAAGGTCTTGGTGTATTTAAATTAGTTGATCAACAGTTTGATAACTTACAAGAAGAAATAGGAAAGAAGTTTGCTCCGATGGTTGAGTATGCTGGAAAGCAACTTGAGAAGTTTATAAAATATTTACAAGATCCAGCTGTAACAAAGTTCATAGCTGATCTGTTAGTCTTCGGAGTTGTTGCGACTGGTCTTGCTACGGCGGTTGCAAGTCTTGGCGTAGCATTTTTAGGGCTTACTGCTCTACTTGGTGCCGCTGGGATTGCGTTCGGAGCAATAGCACTTCCTGTCGGAATAGCAGTTGCAGCAATAACATTGCTTGCCGGAACAGCTGTTTATCTATTTGAAAATTGGGCTAATGTTCTCCCTCAGGCGCAAGCTATTTTTGCTGGGTTTGTTTCAAGCATCACTACTCTTGCTGACGGTCTTGGAACCATATTGATGGGAGCATTTAAACTAGATCTAGATTTAATAAAGCGTGGTTGGGACGAGGTTCAAGACGCTCTCACTAACGGGATGGACACTTACAACCTTGTACTAAAAGAAAAGCTGAAAGAGGCTGCAAAAATCGAAGGGGACGCAGAAGCCGAAAAGATTGAGAGAAACAAAAACGCCGCCGATGCTCATGCCGCTTCTTTGGCAGCACAAAGAGAGAAAGAGTTTCAAGATTTTTTGGCTAGTAACGAAGAATACCAGGCTCTAGAGGTTGGACAAAAAGAAGCGTTTAGAGACATAAACAGAGAGATGTTTATTAAAGAACATCTTAACGAAAAAACAGAACTACAAAAGGCTGCTACAGAAAAACTAACAACGCAATTAAAAACTAATAATCAATTCTTAGCAGACAAAAGAAAATACAACGCAGCTTATGCAGAGATAAATAAAGCAATGCACTCAGAAGAATATCAGGGCGCAGCTCTGGCGTTCGGCAACCTGGCACAGCTTCAGCAATCACATAATAGCACTATGAAGGCTATCGGTAAGGTTGCGGCTGTTGCTAATATTATTATATCTACTAACCAAGCCGCGATCGATGTCTTTAGAGGCTTTGTCGCAATGGCTCCTGGTCCTATTGGTATGGCTCTAGGTATCGCTGGAGCGGCTGCGACTGTGGCGTTTGGTATGGAGAAAGTTGCTGCTGTAACTGCCGCCGCCGATGGTGGTCTCATGGAGGGTGGAATTCCTGGTCGCGATTCTATTCCAACTCTTACTATGCCTGGTGAGTTGGTTGTTCCTAGAAGTAACTTTGAAGAAGTTGTCGGAGCAGTTAGAAACTCTAGAGGTGGAGAAGATGGTGGTGGCGGTGGAAGCATTGAACTTGTTATGTCTCTTAAGGATAATTTGATGGACTTCATTGATCTAAAAACAGTTGAGAGAAGACGCATGAACGTAAGTCTTCAGAGGGCATAATGAGTTATCAACCAAGGTTCTTTGAGAAAAATAAAGCCGACTTCTCTCTTGATACTGTTACTGTCACAGCAAGCCAAGGACAAGATACCGCTTACTTTACTCTTAACAGAAATAATCTAACAGCTTGGGTGACTAGTGGATCTGTCGATGCAGACAATACGACATATGTTGTCGACTGGTCAGATCAGAAGACGATTGATTCTATTCTTCTTGTTCAACATAACTTCAAAGCGTTCACAGTTAAGTATTGGGACGGGGCTGCCTATCAAGACTTCTCAACACCGATAGCACAAACAGTTAACACATCTGCTGATACGTTTTATTCTTTTACTGCTGTCGCCACAACTAAGATTAAAATTACTATCACTGGCACTATGGTTGCTAATGATGACAAATATCTTTATCAATTCATTGCTACAAAAGCCATTGGTCAGTTCGCAGGGTGGCCTGTATTTAAAAAACCAACTCTTTCTAAGAACAAGATCATAACTAAAATGTTATCCGGCAAAGAGTCCGTAAGAGACCAGATAGGTAGTTACAAGGTTTCTTTAGAGATAAAAATCTTATCTAGTACGGCAGACGTTGCTCTCATAGAAACTATCTTCGATAGCATCGAAGGTTTTCTATTCTGGCCTTGTGGTGGTAGTGAGGCTCAGTTCATAACAGGGGCTCAGTCATATAGAAAAAGAGATATTTATTTAATGAAGTCTGCCGGAGATTATGTGCCAGAGCTTTATAACGGTATTTATTCTTGTGGTATTCACATGCTTCTCCCACTAACAGAGGTAGTTGATTAGATGCAGTCTTTTGTTTATATAAAAACATTTGATGAGTCTGGAGATTATGTCGCCGATTGGACAGACATAACTAAGTATGTTGCCAACATGGGGAAGATCTCTATCGACACTGACTCATCAGACTTTCAAATCGGTGTCTATAAAACATCTAACGTCTCTCTTGATCTTGTAAACAGAGAGGGTCTTTTCGCTGATGTAGGAATGCCGCAAAGTTTATTTAAATATAAAAGAGCCGACTCAAAGATAAAAATTACTTATACGAAAGCGCCGACGATAGACCAACCACTTTGTGGAACTGCCATTTGTGGATCTGATTATTTGTCCGATGAGGTCACTGTCTTTGAGGGTCTAATAGATGACACAAACTTCTATGAGGACATAACAAAAGAGACGGGCAAGTTTTCAGTTCTTGGCTTCGACACTCTTTTCTCTAGAGTAAATGTGGACACAAGCGTTGTTTCTATAGGTGATTCAATCACAGATGTGATCTTTGCGATATTAAATCAAACTGTAATTACTGATTACCTGAGTGTTGTAATTGGAAATATAAATCCAGACATAGATCAAAATCTAGACGCCGTCGATTGGATGGAAAATACTTTAGTAAGAGATGCGCTTGACTCATTACTTCTAGCTTCTAACTCTGTTTTATATATTAGAGACGCGATTGTTTATGTTTCTAACAGAGACCCTACGGCAAGCGTAATTGCCACTTATCATGGTCAGGCTTCGGCCAGTGGGGCTGAGAACATTCACACACTAGGGAAAGTCTCAAATGGTTTCCAGAGAATGTTTAACTATATGTCTTGGAGTAATACTGGAGACACCGCTCCGGTTGCAGCCTATCAAGATAATACTTCTGTAGTTAAATACGGGATCGTATCAAACAATATCCAGCTTGACGCTTTTACTAACTCCACCAAACAAATTGCGCTTCTCACAGGTCTTGTGAGTGAGTTTAAAGATCAGAAACAAGAGATGGAGATAACAACAACTCTTGATTATGAAGAGTTAGATTTACAGTTACTTGACAGAATAGGCATTGATTATCCGACCATCTACACGCCATCAAGTTCTTATCCTTTTCCTATATGTGGGATCGCGATCTGTGGCGAAGCCATTCTTCCTAAGGGTATTTGGACTTTCTCAATACCTGCTGACAGAGAATTTAAGATTTTAAGACTTGATTATGATCTAGTTAAATTTACAACGACGTTAAAACTAAGGCAGGTTTAAATGAGTTTCGCAAGCATAGCGACAAGAACAAATGGACAGACGATTGATGAGACATGGTTCAATCAATTAAAATCAGCTGGGACTACTTTAGAAGACTATGTCACAGCTCTAAAGACAGGGTTATCTCTTAACTTTTATCTAGACGGTTACTACTCTACTTACGCGGCTTCTACAAATGTGATGCTCTACAGAGTTACTCAAGACATAGAGATTATGACTGCTCTCATGATGGTTGGAGTTGTCGGAACTGGTGGCAACACTGAAGTAGATGTCTACATGAAACATGGGGTTGCCGCCTTCGCCACTATGTTCACAACGAAGCCAAAGATCCCATACACATCAGGTGACAATTCAACGTCGGCAACTGGGGCCGGGGCTACGGCTGGAGTTCTTGATTCTACAAAGACACTTCTTGTCGCTGGAGATCTTTTAAGGTTCGACATGACTCTGGCTCAAACCGGTTCACCAAAGAATGTAATATTAAATCTAGGCTATAGAGTTACAGGAGCACAGTAATGAGCGAGACAATTTCAAAATCAGTATCGGCCAGGATTGCTACCTCATTTTCAGGAAATGGAACATTCACTGTTCCAGCAGGTACCACTGAGGTTTACGTCGTACTTGTTGGGGGCGGTGGTGGTGGCGGTAACGGTGGCGGGTCTGCCGGTGGGGGCGGTGGTGGTGGTGCCGCTGGAGAGTGGGCAGGATTATTTCAAACAGGTCTTGTCGCAGGCAACACTATTGAATGTTATCCAGGAGCAGGCGGAGCTGGATCTGGAGCGACTTACGGAGCTGATGGTGGCGACACATATTTTACAATCAATGGCGGAGCCTCTCAGCTAACTGTAGCCGGTGGTGGCGGTGGTGGTAACGGAGCGGCAGCTGTTGGCTCAGGTGGCGCAGGTAGTGATGGCGGTCAGTATAGGTACGATCCGGTTGCTCCACATGGAACACATACCGGTAATGCTAACAACGGCCCTAACGGTATAGGCGGAGGGGGCGGTGGTGGTGACGGAACTACTAACGATACCGGTGGATCTTCTGGTGGAACGGCTGGAGGAACAGGATCAGGTAACGGTGGTGGTGGGGGCGCAGGCGGTAGAAGTCTTTTCTCAAATGGTGGTCCAGGAGGGGCAAATGGAAATGGACAAGCTGGATCTGCTGGATCTGGTGGTGGCGGTGGTGGCGGTACCGGTGCTGGTGGTGGTTCTACCGGTGGCGCTGGTGGTTCAGGTCGTGTTGTCATTTATTATGATCAGAAATAAGGGGATAACATGAGCTTTAGTACAATAGCATTACGAGCAAACGGACAAAAAATAGTTCAGGACTGGTTTAATAGCCTTCGTGCAGCTGGCATATTGGTTGAGACCTACATCGGCGCTGGAATGATAGATGAGACAACCTTTACGATTGCTAACAACCAGAGCAGTGCTGCGACGATTACGGGCCTACTTTTTAGTGGTGCCTCAGTAAGATCAGCATTCATAGATTATCAGGTCTATAGAAACACTACTGGCGGTGGCGCGTTAGAAAGATCAGAGGCAGGCATGTTGATAGCAACATACTCAACTGTCGCTGCCTCTTGGGAAATTACTTCAGGACTTACGGTCGGAGATTCAGGAGTTACCTTTTCAATAACATCCGGTGGTCAGGTAAAATACGTTTCAGACAGTCAGAGTGGAACACCTGCGACATCTAAAATGACCTTTAAAGCAAGAACGATGGCGGTATAAATGAAAATCTTAAAATATCTTACATTGCTATTACTCACACCCTCAATATCATTTGCGACAGGTGAGACAAGAAATAAAGGCGACTTCATTAATTATGGGTCTCTACTTGTAGGGGCGTCTACAGGTATCAGCACAAAGGCGGTCTTCGATGCTCAGTCTACGACCAAAGGAGTTCTATTCCCAAGACTCACAACAACTCAAAGAGATGCAATATCTAGTCCGACAAACGGCCTCATTCTCTATAACACTACGAACTCAGCCGTCGAGTTCTACAACGGCGTTAGCTGGGGTCCGCTTGGAAGTTCTGGTGGAGGAGGTGGATCTCTTATATGGATTGAGGCAAGTGGTAACTCGCCAACTCCTGTAGAAGAAAATAGTGGCAGAGTTTATAAATTTCAATCAGGACTTGGACAACAACTATTTGCTGCAGTCAGGGTTCCATCTGGGTACACAGTTGGTAAACAGCTTCATTTAAAGATGCCAGCTTATTCACCAGACATCTCAGGCACAAATCTTATCTCATGTGTTTCTACTCTTATACGAGTAACAACGGACGCTATCACATCTACAACCAACCAGAGAACATCTACCAATGCTGCGATCAATCTTGCGACTGGAGCACTTGCTAATAAAGTTAACTCTCATTCATGTGATCTCACTTCAACAACTGGACAGATAAACAGTGTCTCGCTTGCTGCTGGGGATGTGGTCTTAGTAAGTTTAACTAGAGGTACAGATACGGCAACGTCAGATATTGCGGCATTAGTTTATGCTGCGGAGGTCACTTTCAATGATTAAGACATTACTTTTAATATTACTTCCACTCATCGCCCTTGCTGTCACAGATGTTGATAGACAGGAGTTTGTAAATAAAAATATTCTAGCTCCGTATAGTCCTGGGTTTGAGAACGGCCTTGCTGGTTGGACATTCTCTGGTGGCTCATCTACTGCTGTAAGCTCTGGATCTAATCTTCTTTTAGGCAAAGGATCTGCCACATGGGACTCTGGTTCCGCAAGTCAGACGATGAGTTCTACAGCGGTTACAATTCCTAAAGGACTCTATGGAAGAAACGGTATGTTTCAATGCTTAACAATGGTCCCAAGTGGAGCAGCAACACATCTAATTCAAGTGTTTGATGGGTCAAATATTATAGCTTCTCAAAGCATAACCTCAAGCGCTACGCCTACTATGAATTCAATTAATTTTATATTCCCTGGGTCTGGCTCTATTAGAGGAAGACTAATTTCTGTTGCAAGCGACGAGCCGTCGATTACTGTTGATGATTGTTATCTTGGATATGCACAAAATATTCAGCAAGTAACTCAGGCTATATTTATAGGCGATGCCAAGATCGTGGGACAAGGCTCTGGAGTTTGGGACAACACAGGATCATCTCTCGATGCGTTCTCTACACAGTCCGCCTATGGTGGACCTGTTGTAATATCAAATCCAGGCCCTGGTGTAATTCAAACTACTGATACTGATCTCCCTAGGTTTACTGTAAATAGTCTTCCTCCTGGGTCCTATAAAATTCATATTGATTTTTATGGTTATGGATCTGGATCTGGACAAGTTTATTCTTACGCTATAAACGACGGTGTAACGACTGGAACGCCCAGGCAGTTTACTTCACCCGCTGCAGGCAGAGGGAGCTTTGTTTCTCTAGAACAAACGTTCACCTATACGACTACTGCCAACCACACATTTGAAGTGTTTGGTGCTACTGGGTCTGGAACAGTCTCAATTGAAGTTGATGGCACCGCTAATGGTGGTGGTGATATGTATTTCTCAATCTTTAAATTCCCATCTGCTAATGAAACTATCTATACTCCTGACACTTATAATTGGAATATTAATGCTGATATTATAAATGCTGCGAGTGGCACATATTTACCACTTGGAACGTCAAGCAGCTCCAGCTTCACAACTCCAACTCAAGGTGACTTGTCCTTAGTTCTTAATACTGGATCTCTTGATGCAAAGATCACGTGTAATTCCACAAATCCACCAACAGGTCTTACCTGTGGTGCTGGGACTGAAGAGCCAGGTCTTAACTTTAATCTCCCTGCTTCTGGATCGGTAGAAATATGTGCTTCGTTTGATCACTATATAGATACAGGGGCTGGGGCCGATACTACTTTATTCTCTTGGCAAGAGACATCGTCTATATCACAAACATCAATTCAAGATTGTGGACCGGCTCTTGTCAGTGGTGTGGATAGTGGAACTCAAGGATCACATCATCCAACAAGGGTTTGTGGAATCTGTAATTTTACAAGCTCTGGGAATAAAACTATTAGAATGCAAAATAAAGTTGCAAAGTTTGGTACCTCTACTATTAACCATATTTGGGATATTATTGATGCCAATCTTGGGCAAGCAAAGATTCATATTACAGCTAGGCCTTTGAACCAAAACATTCCTGCCCCAGTATTTGTTGGGTCCGTTATTACTCCTAGCTCTGGAGTTGAGAAATTAACAAGAATTGAATTTGGTGGAGGAGTATATCAAAACGTTTGTACGGCTGGCACGTGTACAATATGGGCTAATCCTGGATCTTGGGTCTCTTCTGTTACACGCGCTGGGGCCGGAGATTATACAGTTAACTTTTCATCAAGCACATTTAGTGCTGTTCCGACGTGTGTAGCAACTGGAGGTGGAGCTGCTTCAGATGGATCAGCTACATACGATCAAGTTACAACTCAGACGACAAGCACTATGAGAATAGTTACCTACAACGCTGCTGGAGCTAATGCCGATGACTATGTAAGAATTATGTGTATGGGACCCAAGTGAAGAACTTAGCAATCGTTGTCGGGCATGAGCTTAACTCTCCAGGCGCGGTTGCACTTCCTCCGATCTCACAAACTGAATACGCATGGAACTCTAATCTAGCAAAAGTGATCTGTGCTGTTATGAATAACAAGTACAGGGTCACTGTGTACTTCAGAGATAAGCTTGGTCTTAGGGGCACGTATCACGAGATAGCAAAAGCTAAGCCTGACTACTGTATTGAACTACATTTTAACTCTTCAGCCAATAGAACCGCGTTCGGAACTGAGGTGCTTGTGGTTGAGAGAAATAGAAAGTTCGGACAAAGCATTCAAGACTCCCTTTGTGAAGTCTTAAGACCCTCTAGGCATGGCGACAGGGGCCTTCTTATTCCTGAAGTAAATGCTAACGGACATTTCTCTGTCGACAACTTGCCCTGTCCTTCAGCCCTGATCGAGCCGTTCTTTGGTTCAAATCCTGATGAATGTAGGCTTGCTTTCAAGAGAGAGATAGATATCGCAAACGCTCTTCTAGACGCTCTTGAGGCGTATGAGTCCTGAATTAAGACAGGCTTATATAGATAACATAAAAGAGATTCTGGTCAAAGGCCCAGCACTATCTATAGAACAACTTGCCGAAATAATACTAAAAGAAATTGTATGCGCTGCTGTTGAAGAAGAGAAATCACACTGGATTAAGTTTATGTTTACGAAGAAGAAAAAAGATGGGTTTAATTAAAGAGTTTATAATTATTATGGCGTTCTGTTTAATATTTTTCTTTGTTGTATTATCTATGGCAGACGGCCCGACCCTTATCCAATTAAGTGATGGTCATTATGCTGCTGCTCCTGAGATTGTTGTTATAGAGCGTGCTCTGATTGGAATATTGGCAACACTTGTCTCTGCGCTTATTATGTTTGGTGTCACTAGAATATTTAAGGGTAAAGATAAGGATATAGACTTCAAGGAATATGTTAAGGAATCTCTTGTACGAATTGAATATAAAACAGATTACTTAGAAAAACATACGGTTAAGAGAGAAGATCTAATAGATTTGGTGAGGTCTGAACTTGAATATAGAGATGCAAGATGAGTTGGGGACAAGAAAAACCGCCGAGTCTTGTTCAAGGATTAGCACTTCTATTTGCCATACTTTTATTGGTAGCAAGAATAAGTTGTCAGCAAGATCCGAATGTTGCCGTAAATGCAATCTGTGAGACAAAAGGTCTTAGGCCTGGAAGTAGGACGCCTGGATGGTTCTTTGACGATTTTAATTGCGGAGGCCCACTAAAAAAACATAAAGTTAAGCTTAAAATGGATTGACCGATAACGGTAAACACAAAGGGGAAAATAATGAAAAAGATATTATTGCTAGCATTCATTGTTGGTTATAGCGTTGGAGCTTCGGCTCAAGTTGTTGATGAGCCTTATGCTGTTCCTGATGCGCTTGTATCAGTTCTGGATATGTTATCCGGTGTTCCTTTGGTTGGAACCTATTTGATTTTACTTATGAAATATATCGCATTCATCGGAGCCTTCTTCACAGTTCTTTCTACTGCCTTTGTTGCTGTTGGTAAGATGACAGCTCAGGTTTTAAACTTAGCCGGAGCAGCAGATCTATCGGACAAGGTAGAGGCGTTCGGCAAAAGGGTTGCTCCATGGCTAAAGTTCCTTAGCATCTATAACGTAAAGCATCCACTCCCGAGTCTTATTGGAGCCAATCTTCCGCCACCACCGCCTAAAGTTTAACGATTGTAGGGTTGGCTCATAAGTTGTTCTATGGGCCAATTTGATTTTACTCGGTTGGAAAGTGTTTGCGGAGATATTCTTAAAAGCCTGGAAAGCTCCTCAAGAATTATTTTCTCCCCATACACATTTATTATAATATTATTTCTTCTATTATTTGATTGTTCAGTTCTCGTAGCCCATCGACAGTTTGATGGGCTATAGCCTTTTTTATTATTAATTCTATCAATAGAGTGTTTTGATGTTGGCTTCGGACCCATATCTTTCAAAAAGTTTGTTGAACCATTAAGTCCAGACCACCGCCTACAAACAACTACGGATCTGTAGTACTTAGATCTCTTGGGGTCGCTACTTCTACATCTTCTCATAAGCTCAACCCATGCTCTATACTCAGGCTTCTCATATTTTACTTGCTTCATATTTGTCATATAGCTACCGATATACCACTATGATCTTGCAAACAGCTATCATAGAATTCTTAAAATATCTTAAAGACAAGCTCCCTGGATGGTTAGTTACTTTTGGTGCTGGTTACGCGCTAGGTACAGAGAGAACAAAAGAGTTGCAAGTCGAAAGCATTGAAGCCACGCTTAAAGAAAAACATGCAACAGCGGAGCTTGAAATTGAAAAACGTTTTAAAGATATGTCTAGTCATGATGTTATCAAGTCAATCGTTGATCGCGAACGCGCAAAACGAAGACCAAATTAATTACAATGAAGAAGTCGATGAACAAATGGATCTCTACATTAGAGACTGCGAACTTAAAATAAGTGACAACGAAGCCCTAACTGAGGCACTTCAAAAAGCAGAGTCCAATATTCAACCACCAGTTCCGTGGTATAAAACTAATTCAGTAATGGTCGTCGGCGGAGTTTTTATTTTAGCCTCTGGCGTAGTTATTGGAAGATCGTTAAAGAAATGAAATGGAAGGCTTCTCCATTCAGGGTTCAACTAATGAGATCCGTTGCGGACGGTGTTCATGAGCTTGGGCCGCTTCTGTATCACTTCGACTCTTATAGAGAGTGTGATAAGATGCTGGCCTGGTGTATTGAGAACAACATCATAGGTAAAAACTTAATGGGTTACTGGAAAATAATGTGTGGTAACTTGCCAACTCAAGTTGCTGTTAATATTCTAAGCCGCGTTAATAAAGATAAAGATCAGCGGATATTGGCTGGACGAGATTATGTTACTGATATACCTTCTGGTCGATGAAATACGGAAGACTAACCTTAATAAAAGAAATTGTAGAAAGCCATAACCAGCCCTCCCAAAGACATTGGCTGTGCCAATGTGATTGTGGGAATAAAACGTCTTCACAATTGTGTGATCTCAAGCGCCAAAAAAGAGGCACTCGCAGCTGTGGATGCTTAAGAATAGAACGCATAAAATTAAAAAACACCACACATGGCAGAAGTGAGTCAGTGGAATATAATGTGTGGAGCAAAGTAAAGGCTCGTTGTAGTCAGCCAAATAGGAAAGATTGGTATAGGTATGGTGGAAGAGGAATTAAGGTTTGTGAGCGTTGGTCCTCATTTAAAAACTTCTTTGCTGACATGGGGCCAAGACCATCTCCAAAACATTCCATAGACCGCATCAACAACAACGGCAACTATGAGCCTAGCAATTGCAGATGGGCCACGCTACGAGAACAGTGCAATAACAGAAGATCAAACAGAATTTTAAAGATAGCCGGAGAAAAAATAACCTTAAAAAATGCTTCTAGGAAATATAATATTTGCCATGACGTTCTTCAGAAAAGGTTAAACGCCGGATGGTCTACTGAGGACTCTATTTCAATTCCTATTCAAAAAAGAAAACCAAAATGTTTCATTTGATTCTTGGGGACATCTACAGAACCCACATGTATGTATCATTCATTATTCTTACTATTCTGTGGTCATTTCAGATAGGCAAAAAATATGGGTGGTTGGCAGGAGTAACATTAGGATATACATGTATTTCAGCAATTGATCTTTTTTTTGGTGATGACAATCTATATGGGAAGATTAGTCCGAGGGTGGACGAGTCTGCAGCCATTGCTTTTGCTCAAATAACGATCACGGTCGCGATACTTCAGAACATTACCAAGTGGACATTCAGAGAAGTAGTAATGCCTGTTCTATGTCTGATTGCTGTGGTTGATAGCGGTATAGTTTTATATAACGAGTATGGAATATTTAACGCTAGATCTTGTGACTCAACATTTATTGCTATGTGTTTACCATTCATGTGGCTTCAGGCGAAAGAGTTTAAACATAGAGGCTTTTGGTTTCTTCTAGTGATTCTCCCTCTCATGGCGATCATCAGGGCAAGAGGTTCGACTGCTCTCATGGTTCTAACTGCTGAAGCACTAGCGTTGGCCCTAGCAGAAAAAAAGTGGTGGGTGCTTTTATTTCCACCGGCGATGATAGCTACAATGATTTTCTTTTGGAACTTAAAGCCATTTGATCCAGGGACTAGGTTTCCTGAGTGGATAGCTATGACTGATTATTGGTGGACGAACATGAGTCATCTTTTTGGTGGTGGGACAGGATCTTTTTTGTGGGTGGGTCCAATTGTAGATATGGAGCAAGGTCGGCAAGAATTGTTTTTATTTCTTCACAACGAATATCTGCAGTGTCTCTTTGAGCAGGGGATAGTTGGACTTTTATTATTTCTATCTGTTGGAGTTGTGACTTTAGTTCGATCATATAACGTACCATGGCTCTTTGCGAGTCTTGCGGGAGCCTATGCAGGTTGTCTGACATACTACCCTTTCAGGTTCGAGATTTCCTGCTTCTATCTTATGTGCTGCGTTCACCTGGCTCTTATCAAAGAAGATCGCCAAAATTATGTCTAACGCCAGCTTCATCTAAATATTTCACAAGCGCTACCGTTAGAAGCTTTGTCCACTTGATGTTGTGCTTTTTTAGCATTTTAGATACGGCTAGCACAAGTTCCTTGTCAATTTTGGCTTGGAGGTTAAATTTCTTTCTCGGCTTTGTAATATATTTCTGCATAGGTTTGAACGTTCTTTTGGCCATTTTCTCTCCTGTTATTTTGTATTTATCGCAAGTGCCTTGGTGATAAGTGCACAAACTATTAACGATGTGTTGAGCTCTGGGCTATCAACTTCCATTAAGCTTTCAAGTGTTTTGTCCACAAATGTTGTGTCCACATTCATGAGAAGTAGTTCTGTCTTTATATCCATAATAAACCGCAACACTTCTTCTTTTTTTAAAATCATTATTCATCCTCATTCTGTTCACGTACAAATATTTGATTCTCAAGATCAGTTATTTCATTATCAGTTAGCTGTCCTAGAATGCTTGCCTGATATTTCCCCTGTCCGATGTAAACGTCAACGATCTTCACATAGGCCGCCTCACCTGGAAGCCAGTTTCCATGAGCGTGGTCGTAGTGTGGCTCTGTTCCTTTGTTGGATTCATATTTGATTTCTAAATAACATTCAAATGGAAGTTCAATTGTTTTCATTTTTCACCACCAGTAGCCTTGATTATTACTCTTTCTGCATTATGCAGTTTTTCATTAAAGGCTTCTGCGTATGCGCTGGCCTCGTTCATGTAGTTGATACAACCAGACATGTGAAGTTCTGAAATTATAGATCTAAGAGCGTCAAGCAATTCTGGTGCGGTTGCTATTAAGATGGAATTTGCTTTCTCTTCTTCAGCACTCACCAGCCCTGCTTGAGAATATACCTGAGCCACTTTGCTTTGAATTTCAGCCCCCCAGATAATGTTACCGGCACGCCTCCAAGGCCCTCTAGTGTTCTTCATATTCACCTCATATATATATAATACAATGCGGCATGATCAAAGACAATGTAAAAAGACATGCCTGTCTATAATCGATCTGAGAGCACCATGTTGAGAATGTAAGAACGTGTAAGATTGTCTGGTGGCGGCATGGTTTTAAAATGGCGCAAAGCAAAGTTGTTGCCAAACTCTATGGCCTTGAATAATTTTCATATGTTCTGGTGGTTAAACTTAATAGATCAATGGCCCTTGTGGGCGGGCTCAGTCGCAGCAACTCCTTCACCAGAACTGTTTGCGGCTGGGCCTTACTTTCTTCTTGTGGGGGCAGCATGGACGGCTTCATTGAGATCACAATTAATAATTGGGACAAGTACAACTCCAGGAACGATGTTAAGGCCCCCACTTGGTTTAGGCTAAAACACGACCTTTTTGAGAACCATGAGTTCTATGACTTCACCCATGAGGAGCTTTGCGTCTGGATTTATATACTCTGCCTTGCCTCAAAGAAGAGCTCACCGACGATCAAAATAGTGATCAACCACGCTAGATCAGTTGGAAGATTTAAGGCTAGTTCGATCGAGTCTGCAATTTCAAAATTACTAGTGTTATCAATAGTATCCCGTGCACGTAACGGACACGTAACGGACACGATCGCTACACTACATAACAAGACACTACATGACATAACATTACATAACACTATTGCTCATTTTGAAAAATGCGCGATAGATATTTATTCAATTTATCCAAAAAAGATTGGAAAGAAGAAAGCGTTCGCTAAACTAAAAACAATTCTAAAGAGCGATGAGGATGTTTCTAAGTTAGAAAAGGCCATTGATAATTACACGGCGTATCTAAAAATAAATAAGACCGAGGCTAAGTTTATTAAAAACTTTGATACCTTCATAAACCAATGGGAAGACTGGCTGGATCCAACGACAGGGAATACTAACAGCTTTGAACCAAAGCCAAGAACCATAAAAGAACTTATAGCTGAGAGAGAAAGGCAAAGATCCAATGAACCATGAAATGTTTGAGATACACTTTAAAAAACTTAACGACAAATGGCCGAGATTCTATACCGAGTCAATGAAGCTACAGGTGTTTGACCACGTCCAACATGTTTCTCCGGAGTCGCTGATGTTCTTCATTTCAAAAGCTGTTTGGCAAAAAGATCCACCAAGACTTGAAGACTTCATTTCACTATCGTATCGATCAAATAATAATACCGTGGCCGAACGTATCGACTGTGATCTATGCGCTGGGACAGGGCATGTTCAAAGATTCAGGGAAGGATACTCCTACGCTCTGCGTTGCACTTGTGCAGCAGGAGACATGGCACCAAAGAGCTTTAGACACGATGGACAGACATACCAAATAAGAACATTCACTGAATGGGATGCTGAGATTATATCAAAGTAGTTTACTTTCTAAAAACTCCCATATAAATATATCCAATAACTGCAAGGACAAACATGACAAACGAAATAGAAGTTAAAGACTCAGATACAGTTCCTAGAATTGTTATTGAGCTAATGGATATGCTCATCGACTCTGGTGGTGAATATACTCCTGAGTTCATAGAGAGAATGAAGTCGTTAGGGACTAAGGTTGATAAGATAGATTATTTTATCGACTTCTTGGAAAGCCAATATCCTCTCTATGAAAAGAGAATAGAAAAAATTAACAAGACCAAAGAGGCTTGTGAAAAGTTGGTAGACGCTCTGAAAAACAATCTTGTTAATGCAATGCTGACTCTTGGTGTTGACGAGCTAGATGGAGAAATGTCCCGTGTTAAACTTAGCACATCTAAAGGCGCTGTTGTTACAACCAAGGAGTCAGAAAAGTTAATACCAAAAGAATATCTTAAAGAGATAATAACCGTAACTCATCCACCAGACAAAACTAAAATCAGAGCGGCTCTAGAGAACTTTGAATCAGTTCCAGGGGCTGAATTAGTTTATAAAAGATCTGTAAAATTCTACACACAAAAAGCAGGAAAGAAGGCAATCAGTGAGTAACATAGTTAAAACAGAAGCGTTTGATAAAGCTTTGATTGAGGGCAATCTTCAATCACTAACATCTGAGGAGAGAATTACTTATTACAAAAAGGTATGTGAGTCACTGGGGCTTAACCCACTTACTAAGCCTTTTGAATACATGGTCCTTAATGGCAAGACGGTGCTCTATGCAAGCAAGAGTTGCACTGAACAACTAAGATCGATTCATTCTATATCGCTACAGATCTCGGCAAGAGACAAGTTCGATGATGTCTATGTCGTAACTGCTAGAGCCAAAACTAAAGACGGCAGAGAAGATGAGTCAACCGGAGCCGTTAACATTGCTAATCTAAAAGGCGAGGCGCTAGCAAATGCCTTCATGAAAGCTGAGACAAAAGCCAAAAGGAGAGTAACACTTTCTATCTGTGGGCTAGCTATGCTTGATGAAACTGAAGTAGAAACAATTCCACATGCCAAGTTCGTAGAACAAGAGATTAAAGAAATTTCCGAGCCTGGAGCTGATATCAAGAATCTATCATCACCTGATGTTAATAAAACAACGTCGTTAATTAAATTAATCGGAGTAGCAGCAAAAAAGAATGGTTGGCAGTTAGGTGATGTAACATCCTACATAACGGCGACCTACTTTAAATCTTCTAAAGAATTAAGTCCTGAAGAGCTAACTGAAGTTCTAGAACATGTCTCTGGTCCAAAGACAGAAGTAAAAGAAGTTCAACAGGCAACTCCAGAACCAAAGTTTGAAGCTCCCCTTAAGGGTGAGGCGTTTGCTCCTGAGCCAGTAATGGCCAGAGAGCCTGAAGCATCTCCAAAAGAAAAGAAAGATCTAATGGATGCTGCGTTCGACAAGGCCATGAGTCCCAAGATTATGAACCATATAGCTGTAAAAGGTTTCAAGATGAGTAATGTACCACAGAAACTAATGCCAGAACTATGGGGAATGTTAAATGAAAAACAATAAGGAGAAATAAATGGGAACATATGAGTGGATTGAGAGAAACAAACTAGAAGCTAGTGTCATGAAAAGAATAGAGGATCAAAAGAAAGGACCACACACCTTAGAACAAATGTATCAACTTTACAGAGACAGAGAGGGAGATCTTCAAACCAAAAGAACGATTTTGTCTGTAAGAGAACAAGAACATAAACAAAAGACCATAGATGATTTTGGTATTGCGAACGGTGAAGTTGTAAATGTGTTTTCACTTGTTAAAGTTATTACTACATTGATAAGACTTAATGAAGAAGACAAGGAGAGAACAAAAAATGTCAGCAAAAGTAAAAACAAAAGCGCTACATCACGAACTGAAGATAACACCAGGTCAAAGAATCGGCAGACTTATTGCCATCAAAGAACTCCAAAACAGCGATTATCCTTCACATAGGAAGTGGTTGTGTAAGTGTGACTGTGGCGTCGTAACAAAAGTTGTATGCAGCAGTTTAAAGAATTCTCATACCAAAAGTTGTGGATGTCTTAGAAAAGAAACACATCCGCCATGGAATGTTACTCATGGGATGCACGGCACAAAAGAATACAATGCTTTCAAAGCAATGCACGACAGATGTAAAAGGAAACATTGGTATAAGAATATTAAAATTTGCAAGCGTTGGAATAAGTTTGAGAACTTCTTTAAAGATATGGGCTCAAAGCCAACTCCAAAACATTCTCTAGACCGCATCAACAACAACGGCAACTATTCTCCATCGAACTGCCGTTGGGGCTCAGTTGAACAGCAACAGAATAACAAAAGAAATAATGTATTTATAATATTTAAAGGTGAAAAACATTCTCTAAAAGAATGGTCTATAATTAAAAAAATAGATCTTAAAACATTAAGAAACAGAAGAAGCAATGGGTGGAGCACAGAAAGAATGTTAGGTGCCTCATGAAAACACTCAGACATACTCTTAAAATAGACATCGGAAAATTTGAAAAGACAGAAGATGAAAAATATAATTCAAGTCTTTGTGACGCGTTATTCATCACCAAGATCTCATTTGAGGATAGTCCACAGATGTCGATGTATTCAATTGATGCGCGACATGAAACACAACTCAGCATTTGGGATAGATTACAAGTTGCCCTCTACATCTGTGATGACATCAATCAGAACAAGCTTGGGACTGAGAAGAATCAAGAGGCAGCAAGAGCAATGGGAATAGCATTCAGAGAAACGATGAGGCTTAAGTTGTAATGAAAAATTGGTACAAGTGTCAGCGCTGCTACAGCTATACGCCAAGGGATCTTCGGTACTGTAATAGTTGTGACATGAAGACGCCGGAGAAAGAACTTGCAAAGAATATCAGGTACGACAATGAACCAGAGCCGAAGAAAGATAGACAGCTTCCGAAGAGTTATAAGAAATTGGTGGAGAGATGATACATGTTGATTGATAACAACGGACTCATTTCAAGTCTCGATTGGGCGGGTGATATCGACAGAGGGGACTCCGCAAGTGAGTCGGGTCGTATCTATTTCTTAATAAATCTTTGTAGTATTAAAACAGAACTTCAACCTTTTGAAAATGTTGTTAAGTTATTACAAAATGATAAGGGCCAGTGGATAAGATCACCCCAACAATGGACCGATCCCCTTGACTGCTCGAGAGATCAACTTGATCCACTCATGATGGCGATACAATTCTATCCATCACTTTATTATTTAAGGGAGAAGACCTATGCTGAATGTCGTGATCGTATGTACCGCTATCCCAACAACGACATAGCATCACCAGAACATCTAAGCCATTTCAAAAGAGCAAGGTGGTATGTTTGGGTTGCAGATTTGTTCACTCTTCTCAACGCTATTATTATTTGCCTTAATGGCTACTCGTATGTTGCTAATGATCTTAACCACATAATTTCTCTTTGCTACGCTGAGAGATTTGGAGGAACATTTATCTCAAGGCTAGCTGCTAGAATCTATTTAAAGTATAGGGACTATAATCATGCGCTCAATATTTACTTTCATGAAGGATCAGGGAATTCTGATCTTCCTCAGTATTATCTTAGCGGACTTAAATGGCTCCAAGAAAGAATCAAATGAAGTTCGGAAGACTAACTCTAATAAAAGAAATAAAAAATAGCCACAAAACGCCGTCACATAGAAAATGGTTATGTCTTTGTGATTGCGGAAAGAATTCTACTCCAAAGATTAGTAATTTAAAAACTGGGGTTAGTTATAGTTGTGGTTGTTGGAGAGCAGAGAGATTTTCTAAGATATTTAAAACACATGGCATGACAAAAACAAGAGAATATATAACATGGCTTTCTATGAAGGCGAGATGCAAAGATAAAAAACATAAGGACTGGAAATATTATGGAGGTAGAGGCGTAAAGGTTTGTAGTCGATGGGTTAATTCATTTGAGAACTTCTACAAAGATATGGGCCCACGACCTAAAGACAAAAGCCTTGATAGAATTAATCCTTATAGTAACTACAAACCATCGAACTGCCGATGGGCAACCTTAACAGAGCAGGCAAATAATAAAAGGCAAAACAAATGAAGACACAAATGGATGCTCTTAAGAAAGTAGAAAAGGATCTAGAGAAAGAATATGAGGAGTGTATGAATCAAATACTAACCCAGTCTAGACTTAAACAAAGACTATGGTGCGATCTTATTAAAATCAGAAAGAGAATATTAGAACTTATTGGCGTTGAGGCTAGGGGAGAATAATGAAAGAACAAATGTTAGAACTAACCGCAAAGATTAGAAAAGAGTTCGATAGTAGTTTAGAAAAACTATATGAGAAAGACTCAATTTGGATATCAGGTGAAGGTGGCGAGGGTGGAGAGATGATTAGTTTATTTAAACTTATTAGAGGAGTAAGAAATGGATCTAGATAGTATGACAGTAAAAGAACTTAAAGAAATACAGGGCTTGCTGAGACCAACGGTCTCATCAAAAGCACCGTTGATCGTGGGAGAGAAAGTGTTCATCAGAACGGTAACCCATTACTATACCGGCAAGATTAAAGCTATTGTCGGACAATGGTTGATTTTAGACGAAGCAGCATGGATAGCTGACACGGGAAGATTTCATGATTTCTTGAAGGATGGAAAATGCAATGAATACGAAGGATTTATTTCAGACGTAAAAATTCCACTTGGATCAATTATTGACGTCACTGAGTGGGGGCATAGTTTGTTTAAAGGACAAAAATGATTAACCAAACTATAAGTAGAGTTGGTTATGAAAATTGTTGGAGTGGGAGTGGGAGTAGGAGTGGGAGTAGGAGTTGGAGTAGGAGTAGGAGTAGGAGTGGGAGTTTGAGTTGGAGTGGGAGTAGGAGTGGGAGCTGGAGTAGGAGTGGGAGTGGGAGTGGGAGTGGGAGTTGGAGTGGGAGTTGGAGTGGGAGTTGGAGTTGGAGTAGGAGTGGGAGCTGGAGTAGGAGTAGGAGTGGGAGTTGGAGTGGGAGTTGGAGTAGGAGTGGGAGTAGGAGTTGGAGTAGGAGTAGGAGTAGGAGTGGGAGTAGGCTATGAACATAGATAATTACGGGCTGATAGTGTCTAAGACATGGGCTGGGGATTTAGACGGTGAAGAATGACACTATTTGATTTAAAACAAAAAGCTGAAGAACTTAAAGAAGAAATTTGGTCGTATATGGATTGTCAAAAAAAAGAACACGCCGGACTAAAAGAAGCCGTGAATGAAATGTTAGATTTAATTGATGAATTGGACTTACCATGAACACGCCACTTGAAGCTTGGCTTGAGAAAATCAGAGACGAACGAAGTGCGATATCACTTTATGAGAGCAAAGACCAAGCCATCGCAGTTATCGAGAAGCTGAAAGAGGCGCTTGAAAGCTTTGAATGTAAATGCCTATATAAACCATTTTCACATCAATATAAGTTTACATGCAAGAGTTGTGAAGCACTCGACATCGACCCGGAGAAGTTGTGAGCCCAGACCCAAAAGATGAAGGCGTGAATGACGGCAAGGTATGGTGCGCGGGTGACATGTGGCCAGATGATAAAAAAATTGGAGAGCTAGAAGTAGAAATAGAAGCCCTCCGCAAAGAGCGTGATGAATTAAAAAGTAAAATCGCTATTTATGCAGCTCAAGGAGCTGCAATGATTGCGAGTATTGGACTAGAGCGTGATGATTACCGTGATGCGCTTGAGTATTTCGACAAAGAGTTTATTCAAAAATACCATCCAGGCGAAAACTGGTTTCCTCAGGCTCTTGTTGTTTCTGAGGTTCTCGCTAGATATCCAAAGGAAAAGCTATGACAACCGCACAAGAGAGAAGAGTGATTCATATAGAAGATCCTTGGGTGAATATTAAGATGAACTATGAAAAAACTAAGACCTTCTGTGGTAGAGAATTAAAATCTAGGTACGTCACTATCTATAAAGATAGAACTACATGTTCTCACTGTAGGAAAAGAGTAGCGCTTCATGAGAGTAATTTAAGCATCTTGAATAAAAGTAATCCAACGTATGAAGTCTTTAGTTAAACTAATTTGGTTTTTAATTTTACTTAACTTAATTGCTCTGATACTTATTTGGTTAAATGTATACATGACACATTTCTGTTTGGCCTGAGTTGGGATCATCTTTACCTTGCAGTTTAGACCCCGGCTTCGGGCCATCTTTTTACCTGGTCCTGACGCCATACAATAAACGCTTGATGTTAAGTCAAAGTTCTGACACAATGTATTTATGGAATGCCCTGGACACCTATTTATAATTTGGTCCCAGTCGGGCCTTTACCATGAAGTCTGCGTTCTCTGTAGATTAGGCATGTCGTGTCCGATCGAGGATAAAGATATCCCAGCAAATACAATTGAGATCATTGAAGAGTATCCTGACATCCCTCAAGTTCTTATCGAACGTGCCATTCTAGCAGCCTCTTAGTAACAACAACCGGTTCATGTTACCTTTCCTGCAAATTACATAAGCCGGCATTTGTAATATTTCTTATTTGAGGGAAGACAAAATAGGAAGATTAGGCATCAAAAACCCACCATTATATTCCTATAAACCGGAAACAGTAGTCAGTCCCTATGTGTTATGGGGTGTCGATTGAATCCTCTTAAAATTGTTGTTGCATTGAGACCACAAACCAACCGAGCATAAGACTCCTGCAGAAAAATAAATTAATTCTGCAGAACATAGGAGTCTCATCTTGGGTTATAGCATCACAGTTCGCATCGACTATCTGGCAAAGCTTCCTAATCAACTGGGCTGGAGCAAATGGAAACGTCATAATGAAGTAAAGGCTTGGAAGATGAAAGTCTACAGGTCCTTCATAGGACAGTGTCCACCTGAGCCACTTCAGAAGTCTAAAGTCACAATCACAAGGCATGGTTCATTAGAGCCTGACAAAGACAATATCTATGCATCAGTGAAGCCGTTGGTGGATGCGCTAGTTAAGAACGGGATTATCTTTGATGATGCTCCACAGTTTGTAGATCTAAAGGTCCAGTATGTTAAGGCCAAACGCAAAGAAGCTCATACAATCATTGAGATTGAGGAGATAGAAGTTCATGCTTGAAGAACTCCAAATAAATTCAAGGATGATGACTGTCTCCAAACAGTGGGCCAAGGAAGGTCCTTCATATGCAACGTGTCACATAAGATTAGGTAACGCAAAAGGCCAAGAAAAGGCCATGAGGTCTAGGTTATGAATATAGAACTAGGAAATGGAAATGTAACGATTGTTTCACCAGAAGACTATGAATATTTGAATAAGTTCTCTTGGCATTTACAAAATGCATCCGGACTTAGAACGTATGAATTAAGGCACGCCTTCACGACCATAACCAGAGGATCTAAGAAAGAACAGATGGCAATGGGAATGCATCGTCTTGTCCTTGCAAGAATGTTTAATGACCCAGCCTTTGTTATTCAGACCAATAGGTATGCTGATCATATCAACTTTGATGGTCTAGATAATCGTAGAGAGAACCTAAGAATGTGTACCAACTCCGAGAATCAAATGAATAAAAGACTCCAGCGGAATAATACCACTGGATATAAAGGTGTAACCAAAGACAAACGATATGGGACCTATACGGTTAGATTCATAAATGCAGATGGGGTTAGGGTGTCTGGTGGTTCATTCCAAACAGTAGAAGAGGCTGCTCTAAAGTATAATGAGATGGCCTCTAAAATCTTTGGCAAGTTTGTTATCCTAAATGAAATAGGGGGTTAGCATCGGAAAGGGTTTTAAATCCGGTGGACGGAACTTCAAACCTGGTCATGCTAAGCCTGGTCCAGGTAGACCCATGCTTCCAGAAGACATTAAACAAATAAGAAAGCTTAACCGTGACGACTTCGAAAGAATCTTAAATAAGTTTCTAGGTCTAGACATCACTAAGATGACAATGATTCTCAAAGACCCTACTACGACTATTCTAGAACTCATGGTCGGTAAGATCTGCTTAGAAGCCATCAAGACAGGCGATCAAGTAAGACTGTCATTCATCCTGGATAGATTGCTAGGCAAGGTCCCATCTAACTTAAACATTAGTGGCAGTAGTGACGCTCTTAACGGCGCCAAGGTTATTCTCTATCTTCCTGACAACGGCAGGCCTGTCTATGAGTTAGAAGACGATGACAACAAAGATCATTGATCACATGGAAGAGAGTATGCTTGTAGGGCCTCAGGCTGGCCCGCAAGACAACTTCATGTCTACTAAGGCTGACATTGCTATCTATGGAGGTGCGGCCGGTGGAGGTAAGACCTATGCTCTTTTATTAGAACCCCTTAGACACATCCAAGTGTTGGGCTTTGGTGGCACTATCTTCAGGCGTATCGGTGTTCAGATTGTTGCTCAAGGAGGACTATGGGATGAGTCGAACGCGATCTTTCCTTTGTTCGGGTCTATCCCTCTAGAGTCTAAAAAGACTTGGGTGTTTAAGAACGGTAATAAGATCAAGTTCTCTCATCTAGAGCATGAGAAGACTAAGTACAATTGGCAAGGCGCGCAAATTCCTTATATCGGCTTTGATGAGCTAACTCACTTCACCGAGTCTCAGTTCTTTTATCTGATAGGTCGTAATAGATCTACCTGCGGGGTGCCCGGGTATATCAGAGCTACCTGTAACCCTGATGCTGACAGTTGGGTTGCAACATTCATTGAGTGGTGGATAGATCAAGAGACAGGACTCGCAATACCAGAACGCGCTGGAAAGCTTAGATACTTTATCAGACAAGGAGATAAGCTAATATGGGGAGACAGTAGAGAAGCTTTAATTCTAGAGTACGGAGCTCAAGAACAACCGAAGTCTGTGACCTTTATTCCTGCATCAGTTCATGACAATAAGATCCTATTAGAGAAGGATCCTTCATACCTTGGCAACCTCATGGCTCTGTCTCGTGTCGATAGAGAACGACTACTTGGCGGTAACTGGAAGATCAGACCCGCCGCTGGTCTTTACTTCAAGCGTCATTACTTTAAAGTAGTAGAAGCTGTTCCTCAAGACCCGGGCAATATCACTGTTCGTTGTTGGGACAAGGCAGGAACAGAGAAGACCGATAATAATAATCCTGACTGGACAGCGGGTTGTCGTATGACAAAGACTCCAGACAACAGATTCTATATCGAAGATGTCAGGCGCGCCAGAGTATCACCGTTCAATGTTGAAACAATGGTTGTGAACACAGCAGCAGAGGACGGAAGACACGTTGAGATCGGTAACTTCCAGGACCCAGGTAGTGCTGGAAAGATGGAAGCTCAATATTATTCAAGACAACTCGCTGGCTATAATGTCAGAATTCTATCATCAGCAACAGATAAGATAACGAACGCTAAACCATTATCGTCACAAGCAGAAGCAGGAAATGTTTATGTCGTACAAGGAAAGTGGAACAAAGACTTCTTTGATGAGCTTGAGAACTTTCCTGAAGGGCCAAAGAAAGATCAGGTTGACGCAGCATCAGGAGCCTTTAACATGATGACTGATTCAGCCGGTCACTTCACTCCTGACTTAGTACCGCCTAGAAGATCGATGGTTAAAAAAGGGGATATGAAATGGTAAAGCAAAGAACTTTCTGGCAGCGCATGTTCGGAAGACAACTATCAGACGGCGCAGTAGCATCTTCGCAAGCAGAGAGAATCATAGTTCATTCTAATGCTATCGGGTCCACTGGTACAGAAAGCTATCGCGGTTACGCTAGTGAAGAATACTTAACAAGTCTTCGTGGTAGATCCAGAGCCAACCTGTTTGATGAGATGAGAAGATCTGACTCTACGATTAAGATGTGTATCTCCTCAGTTAACAACGCACTTAAGTCTGCGACATGGGAGGTTCATCCTGCTGCTAACATGAAAGACAAAGAATCAGCAGAGAAGCACGCAGAGTTCGCCAAGTTTATTATCTTCGAAGATCTAAATAAACCGTGGCTTAAAATACTGTCAGAGATCCTATCTATGAACGTGTTCGGTCACTCTCTCTTTGAACTAACAGACAAGGCCGTTGTTAATCATCCTAAGTGGGGATCATATAACGGTGTTGAGTCTCTAGGCTTTAGAGGTCAAAGAACAATCGAACGATGGAACATGAAGCCCAATGGGGACTTATTGTCAGTTCATCAATACGCTTATGGAGATCTCCAGCGTCTTGTAGAGATACCGGCAGACAACTTAGTTCTATTTAACTTAGATCAAGAAGGTTCTAACTTTGAAGGCATTAGTCCTCTAAGAGCATGTTACGGGGCTTGGTACTGTAAGAACATGATGAAGAAGCTTAACATGATAGGTATTGAAAAGTTCGCAGTCCCTACACCAATCGCAACATTCCCATCAGCACAACAGAACACAGAACAACATAGAGCACTTAAAGAAGCACTTGAACTATACACATCTAACGAGACCAACTATTTAACTCTCCCTAACGGTTGGACTGTAGATCTTAAGTCTAACGTATATGACCCATCTAAAGTAATAGAAGCAATTCATAATGAGAACGAAGAGATTGCGAGATCATTCCTTGCTAACTTCTTGATGCTATCAAGCTCTGCTAAGTCAGGTGGATCTAAAGCGTTATCAACAGACTTATCAACATTCTTTCTATCTGGTCTTGATTACATCGCAGAAGAGATAGAGGCAGTAATCAACGAACGTATCATAAAACGATATATTGATATGAACTTCGGTCCTCAAGAAGACTACCCTAAGTTCAGTCACTCAGACGTTTCTGATAAAGCAGATTTAATCTTAGCCCAAGTTATTCAGACTCTAGTGGCAAGCGGAGCAATCAGAGCAGACAGTCCTTTAGAAGATCATCTTCGTAAGCGTTATCATCTTCCGATCGCAGACATTGCATCAGCTCGCCAACAACAAGCTCAACCAGGAATGGGACAGCCTGGAATGCCTGGATCTTCCTATGCTTCAGTCGGAGGACTCATACCGATAGAACAACCAGATGATGACTTCGAAGATGATAATGATTCTATTGTTGCCGACCCAGTTGTTAAAGTTCCACCAAATGATCCATTAAAACCAGAAATTGGCGATCAGTGGCCACTTCCAGTACCGAAAGCAAATGAGCCAGTAAAACTAAGTGACAAGATTAAGAAGGCGATCAAACGACAACGTAAAGCAATGAAGGAAGCTGAATTATGAAATACGGAGCTTTAAGTTATTTTGTTCTACAGATGTTAGGAAGCTTTGGTCTTCACCATATAGCTATTCATTCTTCACACACGTTCTTATGGTCAAGCCTTGCCACTATTAATTTAGTATCGACTGTGATCTGCGTCCTGATTTTGTTCGGAGCTATTAAGAATGATAAAGCTCTACAGGCATTTCAAGAGTCAGTAAATTTAAGTAAGGGTAGAAAAGGTGGAGCATAAGTGGGTTCAAATGAATAACAAGCTCAGGTTTAAAGTTTGTTCTGCATGTGGAGCTGTGCTCAGGGATTCTAAATCACAATCAGTTAAGGCAAATAAACCTTGTCCTGGAAAGCCGACGTATCATCATGGCCGTAATTAAGATGTTAAGAAAGATAAAATGTTTCTTTGGATTCCACCGCTATGGGCACATGCTGATCCACAATGCGGCTATACCTAATGAGCGGATATTGAGAGAATTTAGTATTTGCTACAGATGTGACAGAGTGTTCGGCGGAGTACACAGATGACTAAAAAACCTAACATCAAAGCTCAGATTAAAGACTCTGGTTCATGTATCAAAGATGTTATGCAGAATGGTCTGGCCAATATCATAGGCTCTATGATTGCTCAGATCATGGGAAAGTCTAAGGGACTTCCTGAATCACAGAAGATGAACGCGATTAAGAACATAAAGCCTAAGGGCATAAATCAATATAAGAATGACCTACTCGCCGCGATGGCAGTAGTTGCTGCTGATGGACTTAAGCAAGCCAGAAAAGAAGTTCCTAAGGCCTCTAAAGTAAAACTATCTGGTTGGAGCGAAGAGAGTCTAATGATGGGAGAGTTTGAATCTCTTCCTTCTAAAGTTAAGACTCGTATATATAATCAAATGCAATTGCTAATCGGAACCCAAGTAGCTGATGTAGAAAAGACTCTTTACTTTCAGTACGGGCACTCTGTTGACTCTACCGATAGTGATGACCAGATAGAGAAAGATTTAACTGATGCAGGTGCTGAGTATGCGGAAGGTTCTGCCATTGCTTCTGGCTCATCGGTCTGTGCTGCTCAAGTAATTAATGAAGCACGGTCTGCATTCTTCTTTAACGATGATACATTAGATGAGATAGATGCTTTTCAGTTTGTTAACGCTGACCCTGTCTCAGATATTTGTCAGGACTTAGCCGGAACTGTGTTTGCTAAAAACGATCCAAACATTGATCGTTATCAACCGCCGCTTCATTTTAATTGCAAGAGCTACATCGTTCCAATACTAAAAGGAAACCTTGGAGACAGAGAGATCGAAGACTTCAAGCCATCATCTAAAAAGCTAGAAGATCAGATACAGTTCTGTGAACACTTTAGCAATATGAGTTTATAATGCCCCAACAAGTAAGAAACATAGAACAGATCTTACAGCTCATCTTTGATGCTAATACGAACACCATTAATGTTCAAACTTCTGGTGGAGGTGGCGGAGCAGGAACCGCCGACTCAACAGCGGCAAATCAGACTACAGAAATTGCAAGACTTACATCGATACTAGCTAAACTTAAGTCGCATACGCAGCACGCACTACAAAGAGTTCAAGTCAGTTGTTCGGAACTAACGCTCCAATATTTACTCAAGCAATGTAACATTCTGCGACCACAACAGCCGGACTATTTATTTTAGTCCAGTTGTTTCTCTGACACTCAACTTTTGTTTTGTAAGACCGATCTTTGATGAAACTATCGACACAAAATGTCTATTGACATTATTTATGTGACAACGGAGCATCAAGATCATGCAGGGGAATATTAGAGTTACGTTCAACGATCCAATTGCTACAGGGGATAATGTTCCACCTAAGCGTGTTCAATTACTAAGGGTTGGAAAATTCAATCATCCTGTTTACGGCGAGATTGATATTACTTCAGAGCTTCTTAGAAAATTCCAAGACAACTTTGTTAAGAAAGTTCGTAAGATTGATCTTGCTATTGATCTTGCACATGACTCCGATAGAGAAGCCGCTGCATGGATCGAAGAGATTATCTTAAATGAAGAAGAGGGCGAAATGTGGGCCCGAGTTAACTGGACACCAATGGGACAGACAAAGATTCTCTCTAAAGAATTCCGATACTTATCTTCAGACTTCAACACAGAATATATAGACCCAGAGACTGGTGAGAATCATGGTCCTACCTTGTTTGGAGCGGCTCTTACCAATCGACCTTTTATAAAAGAAATGGCACCGGTTACTTTAAAAGAAAAAACAAAGGAGATCCAAATGGCTATTGATCCTAAAGACGAAAAGATCGCAGCTCTTGAAAAACAGATTGCTGATCTAAAAGGCGCTAAGCCTGATGACAAAGCCCCTGCCCCAGTCGTTGCTGCTGATGGCGCTGACGACGTAAAGGCTATGAAAGAAAAACTAGCCGAGTACGAAGCTAAGGAAAAATCTGCTGCTGCCGATAAATTGGTTGCGGATAAAGAAAAGGTTCTTGCTGATAAGAAAGAAGCTTTCGAACTTATGCTTAAAGAAGGCAAAGTGGTTGCTGCTCAAAAAGAATCATACCTCTCTGGCGACATGGTGAAATTCACTGAACTCGCTATGCCTATTAAGCTTACTGAAAAAGGTGGCGCTGGATATCCAAAAGAAGACGGCGATCTCTCAGTTGAGCAAGAAGTTTTAAATAAAGCTAGTGCCCTTCTTTCTGAAAAGAAAGTTAAAGACATCAGCCAAGGAATTAGAACTGTTTTAAGTGAATCAAAAGAATTGAACGATAAGTACATCGCTCATCACAGTAACCGATAATTAAAGGAGAATAAAAAATGTCACAATCTTTAGCACCAAATGTCCTGACTTACCTTTGTGCCGCTGCCCTTGCAAAGGGTGTGGCTGTAAAAGTAGGAGCAGACGATAAACACGTTGTTGTCGCTACTGCTGCTACCGATAAAGTTCTAGGTATTACTCAAAACGCAACAACTGTTGCTGAGCAATCAGTTGAAGTTGCAATCCCAGGCGGTGGCGGTAAGGCCCTTCTTGGTGTTGGCGGAGCAATTCCAGGAGATCTTTTAGTTTCTAACGGAACTGGCGGACTAATCGCAAGCACTACACCTGGAGACAGATGGATTGCAATGGCGATCGAGACCGGACTCGTTGGTGATATCGTCGGAGTAGATGTTTGCGTAGGTTTAATTTAATAACTAAATAAAGGGGAAACAAAATATGGCTCAGTTAAATGCAATAGTAGACATGCTGCTGACTCAAGCATCGTCTGCTTACGTTCCGCAAGATTATTTGTCAGAACAGATCTTGCCAGAGATTCAATCAAAGAATTCTACTGGTAAACTTGCTAAGTATGGACTGAGTCATATCAGACCAGAAAATAGCACTAAGGGCGGTCGCGGTGCCTACAGACGTGTTGAAACGATTACTCGTTCAGACACAAGCTTCGCCATCGATGGTCATGGTCTAGAAGGTATCGTTACCAAAGAAGATTACAAAAACGTAATTCTTCCTTATAAAGCTGAAGAAGATGAAGTTCTAGGGCTCTCAACTTCTCTATGGGTTGAGAAAGAAAAGTTGCTTGCTGACACTTTAACTAGCACAGCAATCATGACTCAAAATACCACTCTCTCAGGAACTGGCCAACTTAACGATTACTTGAACTCTGATCCAATCAGCAAGTTCAACGTAGCTCGTAAAGCAGTTCGTGACGGTTGTGGTCTTCCTCCAAACATGGCGATCATGGACTGGGCAGTATGGAACCAAGTTCGGTTTCACCCACAAATGTTAGACGCTCTTGGATTTAAACAAAACCGCCCAGGTGGTTTGTCTAAAGACGAGATGGCAGTAGCAATGGGCGTTGACCAAGTTCTTATCGGACAAGCAATGTATAACTCGGCTAAAGAAGGCCAGACAGATGTTCTTGCTCCTACTTGGGGCAAGCACATCGTGTTCGCAGTAGCTCCTGCTAAAGCTGTTACTTACCAAGTTTCTCTTGGTTACATGGTTCGGTACGAAGGTGAACAGCCTCGCAAAGTTTATAAATATCCAACTCAAAACCCACCAGATGGAATGTACATCCTAGTTGAAGACAACTATGACATGTTAATTTCAAACGTGGCTGCTGGATACCTTATCTATAATGCGATTGCTTAATGAAGACCGCTCTTAAGGCGCCTAGAATAACCTGGGTGCCAGAGCATAAAAGGAGAATGAAATGAAAATGCTAATTAGTTTCCTCCTGATAACAGTCTTCATGGGTGTTGCTGAAGCAGCTCCTGTTCGCAGACTTTACCAGGATGTTAAGTTACCAACCCAAGAAATGTTAGAGCATCAGACGGTAACTCCGGTTGCTGCTTCAACTAGTTATGTAAAAGCTGCCACATACGCAGGCCCAACAAGTGCGGCTGTTGTGACTCTTACTAGCTTCTTGGCTCAACCCGATGTTCCTAGAAACATAGTTATTACTCCAGGCGCAACAACAGGCGATGTTGAATCTTGTGTGATCGTTGTAAGCGGAACGAACATTTTCAATGCTGCTATTACTGAGAACTTCACTTTTGCGGCAGACGCAAGCAGTGCTCAGACTGGAGCGAAGGCGTTCAAAACCGTTTCATCAGTTGTGTTTCCTGCAAACTGTGAGAGCGGTGGTTTCAACGCAAGTTGGACTATCGGTATCGGTGAGAAGATAGGTCTAAATCGTTGTATGGCTAATAACGGTAGTATTGTTCAAACTAACGTAGGCGGAGCGAAAGAAACAACTTTCCCAACGGTTGTATCTGACTCTGACGAAGTTGAGAAGAACACTGCAGACTTTAACGGCACAATGAACGGATCAAATCTATTTGATATTCTTTTCTATCAAAACTTTGGGTGCTTTCCTTAAGGAGTAGATAATGGAATATAAAGTAGTTCGTAATTTCAGTCACGATAAGGACGATTTTCTTATCGGTGACATTTACAAAGGTGACAAGTCGGAGGAGCTCCTTAGTCAGGGGCTTCTCTCACCGATTATTAATCTAGCCAAGGTCATTGAAGAATCAAGAAGCGTTCCTTATGAGGAGCCTGTGTTTGAATCTAAGAAGGATAAGAAAAAAGGAAAGTAATGGATGAGTTATGCAAGCGTCGGAGATATACAATATGAGTTTAAGAATATAACTTTTAGCTCGTCTACGACGCCAACATCTACCGCTGTTTCTGAATTCATTACTCAAACAGAAGCTCTAGTAAACTCAAAACTATCTACAAGATATACAACGCCTATCACTGGGACTGAGTCACTTAGTCTTGTTAAGATGATAGTTGTTACTATCGTCTCTAGACGCATAAAAGAAATTATAGCTGTTAAGACAGGTAAGCCTGAAGTTGATACTGAGACAAAGGGCGCTATGGCCTTTGACCCAATGAAGATGCTCTTAGATATTTCAATGAATAGAGCACAGCTTAACGATGCTCAACTAGCAAGTTCTGGTGACGGCGTTTCTAGCTTTGCTTCTTCGAACGATATACCGGCCACGTTTCTAAAGGACACAAAGCAATGGTAATCGAGTTCGTTGTAGATCAGGACAAGAGGTTTCAAAAATCTGTACAGGATGCTCTTAAACAAGTATCTGATCTAACCATTCCATTTAATTTAATAACTAAAAGCTGGTTCAAGGGTAATAAATCTATCTTCTCACTTAGTGGCAAGGGTAAATACGAAGATCTAAGCCCAAAATATAAAGCTAGAAAAGCAAGCGTGCTTGGTTCTGCATATCCGATTTTAAGAGGTATGACTGGTAGACTTGAGAGCTCTATAACAGATCCGACAAGTCGTGATTCTATTGCTGTAATTTTAAATAAAAGAAGTCTTGTTCTTGGTACCTCTACACCTTACGGTCCTTATCTTCAGATGGGCACCAACAAGATGCCAGCAAGACCGTTTATATTACTAGGCGCTGAACAAGTTTCGCCATCAGAGATTAATCGAAGAAAAGAAGCCTGGATAAACATTATCGGGGACTATGTTAAGCAAGTTGCCGAACGCATGGCTAGGCGGTCGTAATGGCTGTAGCAAGATACGATGTTGAGCTACTCCTTGCCGATATAAAGTCGATCATGACTACTAATCTTAATACTAAGATCACTGCAATCAATACTGAGAAGGGGGACTCTCTTCTTACTGCGATTGATTCAAATGCTTATTTCTTACAAGACATGAATCAAAATAGCGGCATAGTTTATGATCCGTTTATTTATTATGGCGTTGAGGATGTTGCTACAGTCTCAATCGGTGGCCACACATCTAAGCAAGTTTCTATTCCAGTCATTATGGTTCTATCTGACGTTGGTCAAGCATCCTCTCCAGCTACTAGACTTTTTAGATATTGGAGAGCACTAGAAGAAATATTTGAAGAACATTGGTCCGATTGTGACAATAATGGAGCAATCAAGATAGGTGTGAAAAGCCTTACTCCTGTCTCTTGGCAATTAGAGAATTCAGCGGCAACATATAAGTGTGTCGGTGTTCTTTTAACAGTGGGGATGACATGAAGAAATTATCGGATCTTAAAACTGAAGCTAATTTCTCTAAGCCTTATCCTATTGCTAGGAATGAAGACATGATTGCAAAGAAGGACTTTGTGATTCACCAGAACGAACACCATTATGAAATTAAAAAGGGAGACGATGTTTCCGATATACCGAAACAGTTTCATGCGAACTTAAAAACAGAAGAAGTAATTTAACCTTAAAAAGGGGAAACAAAAATGGCATTATCAAATCCAAGAGCGATTTTCGGAGTTCACTCAGTGACACCTTATTCAAGAACTGACGGGTCTTTCTACGGAGAACTAAAGGTTCTTAAGAGTTCGTCGATTAGTTTGGCTGGTCAACTCATTGAATTAATGGGTGGATCTTCTAAGTATTCATGGGCAGCTGAAGACGGTCAGATTCAGGCTGAGATGAGTTTGAAGTTTAGTGAATATCCTGATTTCTTGTTCACTCTTTTCTTAGGCCTTGCCCCTACAGCGAACGGTGCTGAGGCGTCAGGATCAGTGACAACATTGACTAACGTATCAGGATCAACTTTAAAACATGCAACTACAGGTATTGCTTCTGTAGCTTTAAAGTCAGGATCTTCTGCTGATCTAAAGTTCGGTAGCTATGTTGTTGCCTATGCTTCTGCCACTACGGTTGATGTGTTCTACGGATCAGACGTAGATATTGCTCGTGGTACTAACGGCACTTATCAGAACGATCTTTTAAAGATCACAGCAACACCTCTTACTATCACCACAGGTGCAACACTTACTACGATCACTAACTTCGGTATTGATTTAGTTGGTGGATCTGGAACGATCGGGTTAACCGCTGGTACAACTGCGACATTCACAGTAAGACCACCTAACTCAGCATCAAGTGAGGTTCTTATCGGAGCTTCTGCTAACAGCACGTTCCCAGAGTTCGGTTGCATCATCATGACTCAAAAAAGAGGCAATCAAGAGATGGCTTCTATTGAGGCTTATCGATGTAAAGGTGCAGGGATGCCAATCAGTTTCGATCAGAACGCTTGGTCAGAAGCAGATGTGAAGGTTAAGTTGTTGTATGATTCAGCGGTAGATGCTGTATTTAAGTTTACACACATTAAGCCTACAGGCACATAAGTCAACGCTGTCTGAACAGATAGCATTTGGGTCTCTTCGGAGGTCCGCAAAGCCCCGATTGATATTTAAAATCACGGGGCTTTATTTTTTATAAGTCTCTCAAGATTTTGATAGGTTTGGTAATCGACAAGAAAAGATGTTTCAGGAGCACTACCTTGTCTTAGAAGCTTGTGGCCGGCTCTTAGAAGTTTTAAATATCCGTCACCTTCTTTTTTAATTACCTTTTTTCTTTGTCTCTTCTTCAAGCTATCTCCAAATCGTCCGATACATTTGTTGAGGCCCTGAGATGATCATCAACCTAGGACTCCCTTTCCAACGTACTAAGTTGCTCTCAGGGTCTCGCCTTATCTATCAATGTGTGATGTCTGATACTTCTTCTTTTTTAGTTTTGAATGCTTAGTGTTGTTTATCTTCATATTTCTTTTCTTCTTAAGCTTCTTAGCACGAGCCAATTTCTTCTTAGTCATACGTTGTTTATCCTTCTTATTTTTACAGGGTAACTACAGTCAGGACATACATACCATCCGTCCTTGTAAACCACTCTTGTCTTAATTGCTCCACTTAGATTTGGTCCTGCGCATGTATATGATGTACAGACAGAGACCTCTTCATATCTTATCTTTGTTGTTATTAGTTCCTGATAGTTAACAACCTGATTTGTAAGTCCCAATCTTGCTAGATGATTTGCGTTAGCCATATCATCCTATCTTTGTTATGTGTTCAGAGCGTGCTTCGACCCATAGATCTTCTATGCCTTTTTGAAGAGCCAAGATCTTAGTGTCTCTATCACGACAAGCATCTAGAACTTGCATTGCTGCGTTTGCTTCTTTTTTAAATGTCCCACTCTTTGGCATTAGTTGGTCTCTGAATAGAAACACATGTTGTTCTTCAGATGTTCCTTGAGGATTAATTGTAAGTCTTATTCCACCATCATCTAGATCCTTTGCCACCACATCGAAGTGACATCTTCCAAGAGCTGCATATTGTCTTAAGAATTTTTCTAGTGTCATAATTCTCCTATGTAAATTAAGCGTTCAAAAGACTTTACTTTTTTATTTCTGATCGCTGTGTAAACCCTATAAATTCCTTGGCATATATATTCTTTAAATAGATCATCATCATTATCATGCAAAATTAAAACATCTCTATCTGGCCAATACCAAACGCTCATGATAACAATGGTGGAAGTTTAATCTTTAAAAACTTACCACCTCCAAACCAATACTCACCACACTCAATACATTTTGTTTCCATTCCATTCTTAATAGGTCTCTGAAGACCGCCAAGAGATCGCTCATCTAATTGTTCATAAGGATATATATCAAATGCAACGATAGCTATCTCATCATCACAACATGGGCATAGTACAATAGTGTTTGTTTTGTAGAGTGGAGCTACGTTCATGAGTGTTTATAAACCTCTGCGTTTATAGTGTGTTCGATTATAAACCTCTTCATGTTTCCATTAGAGAAAGTCTTTGCTAGTCCTCTGAGTCTATTTTTCTCTCTAATAGTGACTCTAAAATGCACGACCTCAGTCGCGGCATTTTCTTTCTTTTTAGGTCTTCCTCTTTTACCCATATTTAATGTGTATACATAATATAAAATAGATACAATATTTATTGTAAGATTTAACAGCTTGTGCCGAAATATGTTCATGGCATTAAAACTTGAAGATCTAAAACCGACGGACGCAACATTCACCGTAAAGCATGAGGGCTTTAAAGATCATGTGTTTACAATTAAAAAGTTAACCCTTCGTGATGAGGTTTGGCTTCAAGATACATTTAAGAATGATCTTCAACAGATATTTAGAGACATTAATTTCAGAGAGATCTCTAGAATTATTTATCATCAGTTGGATGAAGAATCTAAAAAGCTTTTCAAGAAACAAAGTGTGGTTTATCAGAATGAAGATGGCGATGAGATAACCGAACAACGTGGTGGGTATCAACTATTCTTCGACATCATTTCTGGAATGGAAGAGAAAATAAAAATCTTCGAAGCCCTTATCGAGGCCATTGGTTTAAGTAGACCACTCCAGGCAAAGGTGGCTGCTGATGCTCAAAAAAAAAGCGAGGACCTGACCCAGAGCCAAACGACTGGGGATATATCTGCGACCTCATCTGTAGTGAGTACGGTTGGACCTTAGATCAATTCATGTCGTTAACCCTTAGAGAGGTTAATATGTTTCT